GTTGTGTACTGATTGTTATCGTTCAGACCACAAGAATGTAATATTCGTTGAGAAAGGAAAGTAAGTATGGAACAGAATATTTATATCCCTGGAGATTTGGTAATGTTCAATAATGAGGTAGTAATGATAAATGAAGTTGATAACGCTGCTGGTGATGAGAATCCTTTTATCTATATTACTTGTACTAATAAGAGAAAAAGTTTCTATGAACGTTCTAGTGAAGTGAATCCAATTCCTCTTACTCCAGAGATTCTTAAAAAGAATGGGTGGTATGAAACAAGTGATGGTGTTTTTGAAAAGAGTATCTTCATTGGAAAAGATGAAGACAATGAAGAGATTTATGCTCACCTCATAGCTTTTTATGAGGGAATAGATGGTTGGGATATAGATAAAGAAGATACCTTCCTTGTACATAATATCCATTATGTCAGCCAACTCCAGCACCTTCTCTTCGGACTAGGATTAGATAGTAACATTAAATTATAGGAGATATGGCAAAGAGAATAGTTGAAGAGACACTCTCCAATGGAGAGAAAAGATATTGTGTGCAAAGTAATACTCTTTTTGGCATTCCATTATGGTGGAGTACAATGACAATTACAACAGACAGTGGGGTATTGACAAGTGCCGTATTTAGTTCTTTAGAAAAGGCAAGAGCTTTTTTGGGAAGAGATAGAGTTGTTGTTAGTAGTAAGGTGATTGAATGATTGTTTAACAGCCTTCGAGCTAAATAGTGAGAACATAAATTAATTTAAGTATTATGTATAAAGATATTCTAGGTAAGAAGTGCATCGTAAGAAGCTATGATGCTGGTGTGTATTTCGGTACAGTAACCAATGTTGAAGGTGAGACTGTACGAGTGGAGAATGTGCGTAACATCTGGCGATGGGAAGGTGCATCCTGCCTTTCCCAGATTGCTAATGATGGCATCCAAGATGGAAAGGTGAGTCCGATAGTTGAGTCAATGGTACTTAATCGTTGCTGTCAGATAATTCCTTGCACAAACAAGGCAGTTACTAATTTGGAGGGTCAGAAAGTATGGAAGTATTAACAGATGAGAAGATTAGAGCTTTTCTTGCCTTAGATATTGGCGATGGCTATGGCTATGGCTATGGCTATGGCTATGGCTATGGCTATGGCTATGGCTATGGCTATGGCTATGGCTATGGCAATGGCAATGGCTATGGCTATGGCTATGGCAATGGCAATGGCTATGGCTATGGCGATGGCGATGGCAATGGCGATGGCAATGGCGATGGCTATGGCATAAAAGAGATAAATGGGCATACAATATTCTCAGTAGATGATGTATACACTATCTTTACATCTATTCGTGGTAACGTAGCAAAAGGCTTTATCCTAGAGAAAAATACAAAGCTAGTACCTTGCTATATTGTTAAAGAGAATAACAAATTTGCTCACGGAAGCACTCTTAGAGATGCATTTACCTCGTTGCAAGAAAAGCTGTATGATGATAGTACAGAAGAAGAACGAATTGAAGCATTCAAGACAAAATTTCCTGAATACGAAACAAAGTATGACAACAGAGACTTGTTTGCTTACCATCATGTCCTCACTGGTAGCTGCCGTATGGGTAGAGAATCCTTTGTAAATAACAAGGGTTTGTCTCTTGATGATAAGACTACAGTGAGAGAGTTTGTAGAATTAACCAAGAATGCTTATGGCGATAAAATTATCAGGAAGCTGCCTAAGGCATACGGAGTAACAGATTAACTAACCACCTCTCCTTGGTGACAGCAGGGAGGGGGTGAATAGAAAGAGATATGAAGAACTTCTTGATTGCCTCAAAGATTGGAGAAATTTCGCAGAGTTCAAATGTAATAGCTTTTTTGTTGGTTATGAGCAAGCTCAATATAACATTGCTATACACAACAAGAATGTACCTCGTCTTGAAAAGAAAGCAGAATGGTATAGAAAAAGATTAGAAAATGTTCCTATTAAATATAGACCATTATGAAGATTAGGCTTGCAAAGAAGATAATGAAAGAATGCCAAGACAATGGCATCGCAAGAACATATTGGCAGATTAATGGTGCGTTGTTTGCTCTAAACATAATCAGAGACCACCGCATCACCAAGGCGACAAGATTAACGAATAAAAAGAAATAAAATCATGAACGAAATTACAATGATTAGCAAGTCAACTTTCCTAGGTAAGGAGATTGATGTGTATGGAACAGCCGAGAACCCTTTGTTCTTGGCAAAAGATGTTGCAGAGTGGATCGAGCATTCTGATGTATCGACCATGATGCGCAATGTAGATGAAGACGAAAAGGTTACAAACAATGTTTGTACCCCTGGTGGAACTCAGAACGCTTGGTTCCTCACCGAGGATGGACTTTACGAGATTCTGATGCAATCTCGTAAGCCAATCGCTAAGCAGTTCAAGAAGGGCGTGAAGGAAATCTTGAAGTCTATCCGCAAGACTGGTGCATATTCTGTCAATGCACAGATAAAAGATAGAGTAGAGGCAGGTATGATGTGGGTGGAAGGATGCAAGCGAATCCTTAACCTCAGCGAGGCATCTACTCTCTTGTTGATGCAGAAGGTAGCAGAACCTCTTGGTCTTCCATCCCCAGACTACGTTTCGAGCAAAGGCGTGATGCACTCTGCATCCGAACTTCTCAAACGCTTTGGCTCCAAGATGTCAGTTTTGAAGTTCAATCAGAAAATGATTGAGCTAGGTTTCTTAAAGGAGGAGACCCGACAAGGCAAGTCAAAGCTTCACAAGTTCAAGATTATCACAGCCAAGGGAGAAGCATACGGTGAAAACCAAGTCTCTCCAAAGAACCAGAACGAGACACAGCCACGATGGTACGACAACAAGTTTAACGAACTTCTTAAAATATTATTAGGAGAATAAAAATATGGAACAAAACACAGAGACAAAGACATTGAGTTTCAGCAAGGGAATGACCAACATTCCGAGTGATAACATCTGTACAGACGATGAGCTTATGGAGTCTGTCGGATTCATCTACCGTGATGGGGAAATGAAGCCGATACAGAAGCCATTCTGCATCACAGGCGATACGCCGCTTGAAGGAAAGCTTGTGTATGTTCACAAGTTGGCAGACTACAGAAACCTTATCACCTACGTAGAGGACAAGAAGCAGCTCCTCATCCACATCTATGCTCAAAGTGGAGACACCACAGCGGAAGATAAGCAGACGATAGAACTTGGCTCAAAGTTGCTAGACATCAAGCATGTTGGTAATACATTGGTGTGCGCTATAGAGAATGGGAATCATTACTTGCTATTCAAAAATAACAAGTATCAAGATCTTGGTACGGATTTACCAGAGCCTGGTATTGTTATAGGCTTGCAGAGTACTAGCGACCAACCAACTATGAAGACTAATTGCATATTGAAAGAGTTGGTCAAAGATTCTGATATGTATCTGGTTCCGAGAAATAGCCAAGATAAGGATTACTCGTATGACGAAAATGGGCAATTGGTTAAAGTATTTACCAAGGACGGAGTGCCTAGTAATATATATACAAGATACAAGAAATACGAGCTATATACCGACAAGGAAAAGTGGGATAATGCTCAAAAGGCTATTCAAGGTCACATTGGAGAGGTTGAAAAACTATGCAAGAAGAATAAGATGTTCCTTCATCCTTTCTTTGTTCGTGTGGCTTTAAAACTTCACGATGGTAGCTATGCCAAGATTTCTAATCCAATAATCTGTTATCCTAGCGTTCGAAAGAATGTCTATATGGTACCTGTGTGGTATGACGAAGATAGCAAAACGTGGAAAGAAACAAATGCTGACAATTGGGCTGTTACCGATTTTATGTATTTCCCAAGAACTGCACACATAGAGTTTGCTCCTATCCTTAAGGACTGGGAGAAATGGAAGGATATAGTAAAAGAGTTCGTGGTATTTGCAACGAAAGAGGTCGTTCCTTACAAGTTGGAGGAAACATGGAACTTTTCTGCTCCTCTCGATTCTCAGGGTAAGATTTACGCAGATAGCATTGAGGTTGATACGGCGGCAACACCTGTTCAGATGAAATATCAATGGGGCACAAATACAGAGCATGGTATGAAATACCCAGCTACGGTTATTCAACCGACATACAAAAGTGATAAGGAAATTATAGAGGAGCTTCTTACTAGAACACAATTTTATAAGCTATTATCTCTTAAGACAGATGGAAGTGTTGGATTCTTTCCTTCGTCAGAAGGATTAAGTTTCCTTTACTGGTTGAAAGGAAAAGACTATATCAAGGATGGAGTACTAGAGAACCTAGAAGAGCAGGAGCAATTGCCAAAGGATGATTACTATGGGTGGACTAAGAACGTTTTTACAAACATGTTTACTTATAATAACAGATTAAATTCTTTTGGCATAAAGCGTTATCCTTTTCGTGGTTTCGATTATTTTGTCGCAAAGAAAAATAAATCTTATGTAGAGCCATACGGAAATATAATTGACGTTACTTTCTATGTTCACATCGTTTCAAGCAAGATGGATAGATGGGTTAAGTCTAATGACACAGGTTATGTGTATGGATTGGACGGATGGTTTTATTATCCAGACCCTAATGCAACAGAGGTGATTATCTATCGTCATGATCAAGGAGTAAGTAAAGGCAGAAGAATACAGCTTAGACAACATCCTATGTTGAACGGCTCATACTCATTCGAAAACTTGCCTCTTTCTGGAAATAACTACAACATAGAAGATAATATCGAGCTACCAACTGTAGATGATAACGCATGTGAAGAGATGGATTCGCAGATATACACATCAAATGTCAACAACCCTTTTGTCTTCGAGGCATCTGGCGACAACACTGTAGGCACAGGCAAGATACTCGGCATCACAGCCAATACCGATGCTGTCAGTCAAGGACAGTTCGGTCAGTTCCCTCTGTTGGTATTCACCACCGAAGGCATCTATGCCCTCTCTGTCAACTCTGAGGGATTGTATTCCGCAGCCTATCCTGTCTCCCGAGACGTGGCTAACGATAACTCTCCATTCACACCGACCGACAAGTTCATCTTCTTTACCTCCAAGAAGGGATTGATGGCAGTGAGCGGCGGAACGTCTGCTTGTGTGAGCCGACAACTCGGAGGCAGATTGCCAGACGATTTGAATTATTTCAGCGCCGATGGCGAACCGCTTGTGTTGGAACATATCGACCATGCAGGTATTGTTAAGTTCTTGAAGGATTGCCTCATCGCCTACGATTATCAAGCATCGCTCCTTCGCATTTTCGGCAAGGATAAGTCCTACCAATACATATATAATATGGAAGACCAAACCTTTGCCCTTGATAACAGCGGAATCGTAGCCCAGGCAGTAGTAAATGATTACCCCGACAACCTCATACAGGATACCGATGGAAATGTGTATTCGCTGACAGATAAGCCAGATGTTAATGAGGACGAGAACCTGTATAGCGGCACCATTATCACTCGACCGATGAAGCTAGGTAGCTCACTCATACTGAAAAGCCTTCGAGCAATCCAGCACTTCCGTAGAACAGAGCAAGGAAAGTTGCATTTGGATATTCTCGCCAACAACAACGCCGGCAAGCAGTGGTGCAAACTACCTTCACTCTTTGGCAAGCCGTGGGCATACTTCACCTTTAAGTACACCCTCACCGACTTCAAGGCTTGTGATTCCTTTCAAGGCACAGCGGTAACCATCCAAAACCGCCGTTCTCTGCTCCGAGGACAAAACTAGCCATCAAAACCACAAAGGCGACTACTCATTACGAGCG